ATATGATGATTGGGTTGAAGCAGCACAGCCTGCATTTGCACATGCTGCTCAATTTTCTCAAAAAGAAAGAGTGATTAAAGATCCCACAAAAGATGGTGCCTCAAAAGGCGGTCCGGATAAAACTTTTAATCATCCCGCAAAACTTACTTTGGTGAAGGAATGGTCTTCGCATTTAGAAGGAATGAATCCCTCAGAGTATATGAAAAAGATACAACACGTTGAAATAGGTCTAACCTAGTTCTAAATAGGTGTATGGCAGATGTTAAAATCACTCAGCAATTTGATAAATCCAATCAAGCTGATGTACTAAAAAAAGTACAAGAAAATTTATTACCAATTGAAGAAAGTATAAAAGCTGGTGGAACACAACAAATTACTTATGAAAAACATAAGCAAGAACATGTAGGCTCTGTTGTAAATACATTTCCGTCAACAAGAACAGATGCTCAAGGAGAATTTCGTCCTAAATCTGTGGATATCGAAGGTAAAGGATCTTTTGTTAAAAATGAACCAGTACCTTATATCGAAGCTGTGGAAAATACTCGTTTTCCATGTGGTACATATTCTTTAAATGTAGGTAATAATTATGATCTTTCGGTAGGAGCTGGTGGCATCGGAATGGCTACGGCTGGTAATACAAAAATTGGTGCAAAAGGAAGAACCGACATTTCTTCGGTGGAAGAATTGTATATGTCTTCGAACGGAAATGTTAATATTGCTGCTGGTTCAAATGTATCTTTATATGGAGATTCTATGAATTTAGAATGCCCAAATCAAGTTGTAGTAAATTCGAATTTGGGTGTTGCTAAAAATGCAATTATTAATGGATGTGCATTTGTTGATGGTGAATTATATGTAAATCATATAACCTGTCCTGCGGAAGTACAATATACTGGTGGTGGTATTGGAGCATTCGGTCAGCTTATGACAGCTTCGGGTCCAACAGGAACTGATAAAGGAGGGGGTGGAGGAACTACAGTTATAGCATGGGCTGATGTTAGTTATATTAGAGATTTATATAATAGTATAAGTGCGCCTAAATCCTCTTGGTCTAGACCTGCAAAAGTTCCAGTTTTAGTTTTAGAAAAAGGAGGTACTGATTTAGCATCAAGTATTGGAAATGATGGAGTACGACCAAATCCAACTTATTCTATATTCGTCTATCCACATCAACACCCATTCAATAATGTTCCAATCTCATTTACGAATGGAAATGAATCCATGCGTAATGCAGCAGCTTCTCTTAACTCTGGTGCCATGGGAGTGGCGAAAGGAATTGAACACGGCTATAAAACTATAGGTGCTACATTGCCCGGTACAATTTAATCAAATTTTGGCAATACCAATACAGCGGGCCAAATTCATATCAAAATCCATATTTCACCTTAGCTAAAAAGAAAAGTTGTTCGTCAACGATTTTGTAGTAATCATAAAATTCTCCACCCGATTCCAGAAAATTAATTTGTTCAATTCCAATTTCTTTTTGGAACATATCATTATATTTTGGGCTGGAATTACCAAACCGCTGTATCATTGCAGGTTCGTATTTTCCAAAAAACGGAATTACTACTTTTGTTCCAACTTCGGAATCATGTTGTTCTGAATGATGTTCCTGTAAGATTTCCATTGATCGAAATTATCATGAATTCCAAATTCCATAACAGCCGAATGTTCGAATGGACTATAATGTCCTTCTTTTAATAGAATATCATGTAGAGCATAATCTTTATCGTAATCTACTACACCATCAAAATTCTTATACGAAACTCGCGCAGCTCGTGCTGTAGCGATTTTCAATTTTTGTTCAACTGTTAAACCATCAAGATATTTATCACCAAAAGGAATATGCCATTCACCAATATTTTTGGGTTCTGGTTTATTCGTTTCGTATAATTCTAACATCTTATAAGCAAGCTCACGAATTTCGGGCTGTGCTGCTTTATGTGCCCTAAGCTTAAAAAAGTTCTTATATTCGGTGGCGGTTACTAATGTTGTGATATTGAAGAATGGCTCTAGGATTCGATTTACGACTTGTTTATGAAGTCCTAAATCATTTAATTGTTTTGCAAATTCCACGGCAGAATCCTTTGCTTCATGCCAAACCATCATAGCTTTGGTTTTTGTTTCTACATCGACTTCATTATCAGCCTGCATACCTTTCTGAGCAGCACCCCAATGTACAGGCATGGCTGGGTCGGTTAATACATCTTCGATGAATTTTTTAATAGGTAACCCTCTCGACGAACACGAGTTGCGACTCAGGCTGCGGTGCGTAAGTAATTCGGCATGAATAAATCGTGGATAAGTTAAAACGAAAGATGTGATTCTTTTATTGTCAACAACAGAAGAACAAGAATCCGCGATAATTTTTGCAGTGATCATTTGAATATCCTACAGCAAAATGAGAGAATGTAAAGATCTAAATCAAAAGTTCGAATAAATCTCATTATGCCTCTAGACACCCATTCACAGAATCTAAAAATAATTCTAAAAGATAAACTGTTTAGAATTAAAAATGACGATCTAGTTTTGTTAAGAGAAAATAAAGATTTTAGAGACTATGATGCATACGGAATATCTTACAGATATTCTTACGAAATGCTAGATGTCATATATGATCACACGTTCGAAATAACCGAAGAACGATTGTTTCTGGAATTTTATAAAGAATTTGATTTAGATTTACTTCCTTGTTAAAACACAACATCTACCAGTCCGTATTTTAAACAAGTAGCAGCATCAAACCAAATATCTCTCTTTAGAATATTATCTAATTCTTTCATGGGAATTTTGGTATATTCTTTATACAAAGATTTAATCGCAGTCATAATACGGCGATTGTTTTGTTGTTCGTCTTCTAAACGCTCAAAAGTTCCTGCACACACAGAACTGAGCTGGTGAATAAGCATAAAGCTATTTTTCCCAATAGATCTTTTCTTTCCGGCAATACTGATTAAAGTTGCGGCACTTGCGGCAGCTCCTTCAACATATGTATAAACTTTGGTTTTGAGGTTTCTAATCGTATCCACAGAAGCAAGAGCAGCCAATACGTCTCCACCATAACTATTGATCCGTAAATGAATAGTAGGATCGAAATCTGGATCTCCCATGGTAATTTTTGCATGTTGCATACGAACATCCAATTCTCTTAGTATACGGTTTAGTTCACTACAACTGATGGTAGAAACATCAGCATAAAAATGTATGGAATTGTCTAAAACTTTAATAGAACTTGTTTGGGATATTAAATCAGAAGTTGGTGCTTGTGATGGAACATCTCGAAGAAATTCTTCCTGGTCTTCGTTACTTCCCCAATATTTTACCATATACCATTATTTAAGGCATATGGTTTTAAATGCACTATAGAACTTTTGATAAACCAAGTATGAAAAGTCTTTTTTCGTTTTCATCCAACACATCAGTAGCCGTGCATTTTACTTTGGTTATTACATTTGTAACACGGTGCTGATAACGAAAAACTTCTTCAAAAGGAGTATTAGATTCAATCATGGAATGCCATTTTAATTGAACTCTGTCTCTGTCTTCATAATGAACAGATAAAAGCCAATTATGACCATGGGCTTCTTCTTCGGATAATCCAGTTAAAGATATCCATTTACTATTTACTTTTATGCATTTTCCTGTGTGATCGCATAAAAACTGAGCTAATTCTAATGTATCTAGAATAGAATTGATAACTTTACCCTGTAATTTTATTTCGGAATATATATCTTTTTGTCCTTCTTTAATTTCTACTATAGTAGCAGGAACTTCGGTGATTAATTTAACCAGATTAAACCAATCGGTTTTCTTAACTCTATATTTTAAAAATCCCCAAAAAGTATAGGATACTCCAATTATGGTTAAGGTATAATAAATCCAAGTGGTATTATCCTTTAAAAAGTTAAAAACAGAATCGGTCATAATAAACTATTATGGTTGTGGTTTATTATTTACTTCTGTGCTCACAGATGTATCGAGGAATGCCTTTAACGACACCAAACTAGGCAAAGATGACTTTAATACAATCTTTAACCATTCTACTTTATTCATATCATTAAGATGATTGACATCAATGGTATCCAACAAAGATACGAATGTTATTATTCCTGTAACAGCAGTGTACAGAAACATTTTCGTATAAGTGCTTTTTAATAATTCCATATTATTATTTATCTTTTTTTGAACGAAAAAAGGGCTTGGGAATTAACCCAAACCCTTCTGTTGGAACAAGTTTTATGTAAACTTAACTCACCACTTTATCGGATATCGCCTGAATTGTCCGTTTTTTATCATTTGATAAATTTTGAGCATATTCATTCAGCTTGATAAACACATACTGAGGTTTAAGCCAAACCATATTTTCAGCAGTTATAACATCACCATCTGTACCATTATTCACACAATAATATAGAATACCATATTCTTCTTCTGTGAGCGTTTCTAATTTAGATCTTGGAATCATAGAATTTGTTCTATTTTAGATTTATTAAATATAGCATCAAGTAATTTCATTTCGTATAACTTGGTATAATGAAGATAGTAATTCTCTATGTTTAGCGAAGAAAACACCTTTGTGGGCTGTTTCTGCATCACCTGACGGGTGGTCCAGCCCAAGAACTTGATGTTATCCACGTCAATATACTGGGCTAGAACCAGTATATTTGCACACTTGTTTATCTCCCATTTCTTAATCAGAAGATTATATGCTTTCTGAGCGGTTTTAACATCAATAGTAGAAACTATATCATCATTAATCTTTATCTTAAAATCAATATGATTGTCACCTTGTGGTTTGATTTCTAAATCGGGAGTTAATGAATACCGCTTTCCAAAAGCAATCTCACCAGCTATACCAATAATATCTTCTTTATTTTCGTCTTTGTAATATCTTTTGGTGCCATTCGGATGGGCTTTTTGGCGTTCTTTTCCTATTTGAATGGCATCCATTTTATAAATCAACTAAAGAAATAAATTTTGGTATTTGGGTATCATTTAATATATCATCTTCCCAAATTAAAACTTGTTCTTTATTATTTTTAGTTTTCACATTATTCGTGATTGCTCTACACATTTGAAATAATTCTTTTTCGGGAAAATCCATTTTAAGAGTGTTAATTTTTTTATGAACTATTTGGATATTATCTTTAAAATATCCTTTAGTCGAATCTATCCTGTCTATGGAAGCAGTGTTTTTGTTACGGATGTTTGTGAATTCTATTTTCCAATTAGTTAAAGCGCATTTTTTATTTTGTTTTAAAAATTGTTCCCAGACATCTTCTATAGAAATTTTAAAATCGAAATTTCTATACTGAGCACCCTTAATAGTACTAAGCCATAAAAAATTTGGAATGGTATGGTGTAGTCTCGGTGGATATCTATGAGTTCTTTTTAAGTTTAATTTTTTAATTCTGTTGTAAATTGATTGTTTGCATAAATTAAATTTTTTACAAAAGAATTTAGCTTTTTCCTTTTCAAAATTTTTAATCAAAAAATCATCCATTTCTGGAGTCCAAGCAGAATAACTTTTGCTTAGTTTGTCCACAGAACACTTTCTACATCCAGCACCTTTAACATGATGTTTTACTCTTTGAAAAAAGACACCATGTGTTTTACACAAAATGTTTATTTTATCGTGGTGACCTATATAAACAGAATTGCTATAATCATATAAATCACCATGGATTTCTGTTGCTTTGTTAATGAATTTCTCTAGAGACCATTTTTTAGAAATCATAAACTAAATCCCTCGAATTCTTTATCATTAATATCTGTATTCCTAGCACCTATCTTATAGGAAGAAATTTCTGTTTCTTGTGGAGCTACTTGAACTTTGCTGGAATCCATATAGGAATCTAACCATCCAGAAATTGGATTTTCCTTTTGATTGAAGATCTTCTTATATCCCAAAGACCTCAATCTGTTATCAGCCAACCATTTGCAATATCCAGACAAAGATTCTTCGTTTAATCCAAGTAGGCTTCCTTTGCTGAAAAGATATTTCGCCCATTCAATTTCTTGCATGGTGGCTTCGTTATAGATGTCATAAACTAAATTTTCATGCTTTTTTGCAACATCTTGAAATCCTTCATCTGGAGAGTCTCTTAAAATTTTAATCAAATTTTGGGTGATAGCAAAATGTTGTGCTTCGTCTCGCTGAATCAGTTTAATTATTTTAGCATTTCCTTCCATCTTTCCGCGATATCCGAAATAAAATGAACATGCAAAAGAAACATAGAAAACCAATCCTTCCATGACATTTGTTGATAAAATAGCCTTGTAAATCTTATCTCTAATATCTTCTGAATTAGAATCAGCACCAAGAAGTTGATCGTAATTAGAACGAATTAATTCCTTTCGTTTCATGATTTCTTTATCAGCATAAATCGAATTGAAGAATTCTTCTGGCTTGGAGAATAGATTTCGAAAAACCCAAGAATAACTTCTAGAATGAATAACTTCGAAATCAGCCCATTTGGTCATACAGGCTTCTAATTCTGAATTTGATACGAATTCTCTAAGAGATAGAATACTTCTACTCAACATACTATCACCTAGAGTTTGAAACCGAATATTACTATCAAAAACAAATTTTTCGGATTCGGTTAATTCTTGGTAATCACTCTTATCTTTAATAAGAGTTACTTCTTCAGGTCTCCAATGAAATTCATCTTGTTTAAGATAAAGATCATCAAAGATTGGATATTTTAATAGATCGTATCTTTGTAATCCCAAAGGTTCTCCCAAAAACAATGGCTGTGACAAAGGATTAACTAATTTTTCGTTAAGTACAGTTTTCATATTATTAAATTGAACAAGCTCCAGAGCTGCAAGAGTCGGATTCTTTATCCATTAATTGCTCTTTATCATTATCATTAGTATTAGTGTAATATATGGTCTTACCACCCAAACTATAATGATACATCATTTCTTTGATTACTTTTGAATGTGGAATCATTTTATTGGGATAATGCGAATAATCATAATACATATTAATAGACATTGCCATATCCGTAAATTTCTGAATAGCCGCACATACATTAAGATAGCCAGTGTTATCTTTCATGTCAAAAGCAATCGTATATCGACTTTTCCACTGGTTTGCGCTTGGAGCGATTACAGGAACTGTGGAAGCTTTTGATTTTTTATATGTAATCAAACTACGAATGGGTTCTATGCCGTTTGTACTATTTTGAATCACAGAAGAAGATTCACAAGGCATATGAGCAGTTAATGTGGAATGCCTCAATCCATATTGAAGAATATCTTTTCTTAATTGTTCCCAATCCATTTTTAACGGACTAGTTACTATGGAATCTAATTTATCCTTCTTATAATGGTCGATGGGGAGTAATCCTTGTGAATATGTTGTTCTTTCAAACTTTTCGCAGCGACCTTTTTCTTTTGCTAATTCTAAACTAGATTTGAGAAGAAAATACTGTTGCTTTTCCATCATCTCAGAAACGAAATTTGGAGTTTCTGAATCTTCATATTTTAAATTATGCTTTGCTAGTAAAGCAGCTAGATTAGTTATGCCTACACCTAGACTCCTTCGTTTAGTTGCGAAATTCTTAGCAGCGGGACAAAAATATTCTTGATAATCAATAATTTCATCCAACATCCTTACAGTTATATCACATACCTTTTCAAATTCAGAATCAGAAGAAATTTCAAGCCAATTTATAGCAGCAAGAATACAAATACCAATTTCAGCATCTTCATCGTGCAAAGATCTGGCCGGGATTACTGGTTGTGTCACTTCCTGACAAAGGTTGCTCATTTGTACGGTATCTAGCCATCCCGAATGGGAATTTACATTATCTACATTTATAATATAAATGCGACCAGTCTCGATTCTCTCTTTAGTAATTAAATCAAACAAATTTCTAGCAGAAATCGTTCGTTTGAATTTAATCGATTTGTCGTTTTCATATTTTTGATATAACTCATCGAATTTATCAGTACCAAAACTCTCAAACAGATCTGGACATTCGTGAGAAGAAAATAATGTAATTTTTTCGTTATTCAACCAACGCTGATAAAATAACTTGGATAGGCCGATAGAATAATCTAGTTTCCTGACGCGATTCTCTTCAGTGCCCGCATTATTCTTGAGAACAACAATATCTTCGATTTCATAATCAAAGATGAACACAGTTGTGGTAGCAGAACCTCCTCGGATTCCGTTTTGGTGGCAACTCTTTACAGTGGATTCAAATATTTTGAGAAATGGAATTTTTCCAGTGTGGATCACATCCCCATTTCTGATGGGGGCTCCCATAGCTCTGATGTGCGAGAAATTAAAACCAATTCCATATCTTTTAGCAGTAGCATGTCCAATAATAGAAACATTAGCCAAAATAGATTCCATGGAATCTGCCACCCCAGTAAGCAAACAAGACGCAAAGCTTTTTAGAGGAGTTCTAACCCCAGCCATGATTGGAGTGGGTAGATTAATCTTATGTTTACTAAAGTAATTATAAGCTCTTTTTACATAATCTATTCTTTTGTCTTTTGGATAATTTGCGAAAGAAATAGCCGCAATTAAGATATATGCAAACTGGGGAGTTTCATAAATCTCTTTGGTTTTTCTGTTTTGGACGAGATATTTATCGATCAATTGTTTAATACCAGCATATGTAAAGATAAAATCACGTTCATGATCGATCAGTTCGTCAATTTTATTAAGTTCTTGTTCAGAATACAGATCAAGAATTTCTGATGTATATACACCCAGATTGATATTCTTTTTGATGATATCAATTAATTTTGGTGGATTTTTACCACCCCAAACATTTTTTCTGAGTTGATAAGTCAAAAGCCTAGCAGCAACATATTGATAATTCGGTGTGTCTATAGTGATTAGATTAGCTGCGGATTCAATCAAAACTTGATGAATTTCTTCGGTTGTGATTCCGTCACGGATATTCAACTTCGCATTGATTTCAATGTCAGAAAGACTCACGTCTTTGATGCCGTCGTTAGCCCATTTAACGATCTTGTTTATCTTGCCGATATCAAAAGATACCTTCTCTTTTGACCTTTTTATGACCTGTATTTCCTTTTCCATTTTATTAGATTTCTCAGAAATTTGTTCGTTAAATATCATAGCTTTGTCTATTTAGACTTTTGAGAGTCGTCCAAGATACCATGTTCTTAAACCGTTTGGCAAGATAAATAAGTACGTAGGCTGTTGATATATTCAACTACTTCTGGGTCTGATTTCTTCACGCAAATATTATCAGAATGACTCATTTCTTCGTCATTGGATTTCAAGATTTCCTTGACTGTTTCCTCTGTAATATCAGGTAAAGTTTTACGTTCTACCTTGAGAAGATCACGAATTTCTTGTACCTTATAACCACGTTTAAGCAAACTTTTTGCTTGACGAGAAACGTAATGAGAATTAAGGCTTTCCTCGCTTCCGAACTCTTTTAATTTTTTATCGTAATACTCATTACCAACAGTAATGGTTTTACCAGTGATTACACAGGAAAGTTTATGCGCCATTCATCGATCTTACCACAGTTTCACTTCAGATCAATTACTTTCTTCTCCTCTTCTTTGTTGGCTTGGCTTGATAGAACATTTTACCTAAATCTTCTGGCAATGGTTCGTTCTCGTCAAATTCACCACGAGTTCCTTTAAAATCATTTAATCTTTTATAACCTTTATTATTAGATCTGGTGGGGCCTTGATTTGATACTTTTGGAGAATTAAGTGTTGAGTATGCATTATACCCATTACTCTTGAATTCCTCCATAAACATATTCACCAGTTCGTCAAACTTCATGTGAATATTTAGGCTAAATATGTTCATGGATATCAGTTTTTATCACATGGGTGACATTTATAAGAAACAAGTTTTGTTGAAGGAATTCACCAATACACCCACCAACGATGTTAAAAATTCATATCAAGTTACTGCATCCATGAGTGGACCGGGAAATGGTCCTTCCACAGGAGCCAGAGATTCAGATATGGCACAATTTGGTGATAAAGTTATGTTTCCCGATGATGAGGAATTTTCTGATTCTAAAAAAGCCGAACTATTAATTAAATTCTTCAAAAAAGAAATCGATGAGGGATCATGGAACGACGAAACCAAATCTCATTTTGAAAAACTAATGCATCATTTACTTGGCTTCTCTGAATTTGACGAAGAAGACAACGAATCGTAATAAAATGATTTATTGTGAATATATGTGATGTAGCTATCAGCTATCCAACAAACAGCCGAACAAGTAAATGGAAATAGAATAACTTCTATATCCCAATTTCCGTCAATTACCAAGAAAGGAATTAATAATATTCCCGCCCAGAATCCCATACACAGACAACATTTGTATAATTTCGCCAAAGGAGCGAACACCGAAGCTGTATAAGCACGAAAAGATTCTAAGATTGAACCATATTTCATGATCCAACACATTCCGATTGCGGCTATCCAGTAATAAAGAATCATTAGAAAATATTATAATCAACCACGTTTCCTTCTGAATCAGTGGCTAGTTCTACTTGAAATTGATGTTCTTTGTAATCATCGTCTTTAAATTTAAAGAACAAATCACCTGCTTCGAAATCTACAGAAACTTGTGTATCTTCTGGATTATTATTCTCAAGAACTTCATCTAAAAGTTGATTTGCCAAGGTTTCGTTGGCAAAAAGTTTATTGACAATCTCACGTCCTCGGGCAATGAATTTAAGATCATTAATCATCGATAGCTTAAAAGTTCTTTTAAGATCTATTTTTAGTATGAGAGGATCTACTGGAATATTTTCTAAATTCTCATTTAGAATCTGAGTCTTATAAATCTCCGACAGAAGAACTGTGTCTTTGTTCTGCATATTAATCCTCGAAAGTTTTATTTAGGAAATTTTTAAGAAGTAAAAGTTCTTCTTGGGTGAGTTGAACTTTACCTTCATAATCATCAGTAAGAACAAATTTACCATCAGAAACTTCTGATAATACAGGGCAGCATGTTTTATTCGAACATAGGGTGTATTGAATTCGTTGACGTGTATTATTTTTGTCGGCCATATGATAATATTTAACAAATCATTAAATAATTTGTATGTCTATCCAGTATAACCGTAATATTTGCAAAACATTTAAACTTAGTGCTTCTGTGTCTATGCAAGCTTTTTCCGCACAAGAATGCTCCGAAGTTATCGTAAAGCCTCGTGGAACGGTTTTAATTTATGATCATCAGAATCCCAGTGTGGGTTTTCAGTTACTTTCTGGCGAAGAATTTACTTTCCGTGGATTGATCAATTCTTCTCAGTTGAGCGCAACAGGAAGCGGCGACATTTATTACAGAACACAATTCTTCAGTAATCTTCCCGGCATCTAACCCATAATTACTACTTTAATCGAATCCACGGGGATTATATTACCGAACGAAATACGAGTTTCGTTTAACGAGATATTTTTGATATAGGCTAGTACAGATTCATAATCTGAATCGTAAACACTCACTATGATATCTTTGGTGTTTAATGAATGAAGTAGGGTATATTCGTTATGAACTCCATCACCCACGGTGAAAACTTTTTTATTACTTGTGGTTCCTCCGCCTGTGTTTGAGGTTCCGGTTACGGTTAAATTACCATCAACAATTAAATCTCCATGCATCGTACCACCGTTGGCATACTGAACGGAATTTGTCCCACCACCGCTTTCCATAGCCCTAGCCATTTGTTGTTGCGTAAACTTTTCAGTTATGGAAAACAATTCTTTCTTGGCTTGATCGGCATGATAGTTGAAAAACTTTTTAATTCTAGGATCGTCTTTTTTAGTTTCTAGAATATCAAAGAAAGCTTCTTCGGCATCTTCGGACTTGGTGATCTCGGGTAATTTTTCGTCCTGTGATCTTAATCCTGAAATATAATTCTGGGTCGGTTTAGTTTCGGGAACAACCGATACTGTTTTATAAATCTGTTTTGTTTCAACCTTTTTAACAGGCTCTGGTAATTCTTTTTTAGGCTCTGGCGTAACCTCGATTTTTGGTTCTTCCACAACTTTGGGAAGCTCTTTCACAGGAGCCTCAATAGTTGAGTTTTTCTGAAAGAATCGTGTACTTTTTGCGCTTGCAGGAACGATCTTTTTATCACCAAAGTTATCTAGATTAACTAAAGATTTGGAATTCTCCAGTAGGACATATTTATGGGAATTATGTAGAACGATGGGTTTATCTTTCCAGTATCCCAAAACTTTGGTGACTATTGTATAAGAATCGGTTTTGATATGATACGATTCGTCTAAAAATTTACAGGATTGATAGGAGATACAATCCATGGGAGACGTAGCGGCTTTTATGAGATCAGGTTTGTGAAGCATTAACTTCTCCACAAGATGTTTTTGTAAAATCTGATCCATTCTTTTTATTTAGTTATAAAAATTTTTATTACTTATTAATCTTAGGTTCGCGGATCATACCACTTAGATTACCAACAAAACCAAAAGTTTTGTACCATTTGATTAATTTTTTATAGTGCATCGAATTATTACCAACTGGATCGGGATTAAGCGATAAAGTCACAGACATCTCATCGGCCAGATGAATTAAACGATTCATAAGATTCGTTCCGTGTCTTTTATTCTTTTCTAAGGCTTATATAAAAGAGATGTGGGCTTTATTTCTATGGTTTTGTAGATTTAAATTACAATTATCAATCACGAATAGATTGGGCTCAAATGGATTCGGATAACCCCATGAATTAACAATCTTAATATATTCACCAATCTTGTGATCTGAAGGAGTGAGTTTAATAGCTTCTAAAAAGAACTGTTTAAAGGTGAACATGGGATTATTTATAATATAAATCTAAATAATCCCATGCAGTCTTTTAAGCAATTCTTTACTGAAGCACCTGTTGATGAAATCATGACAATAGGTTCTGGGTGGACTGATCCAAAACAAAAAGAAAAGAAACAAAAATACGATGCGCCATCAATAGCATTATTGACGAACGACAAATATCTACAGAAGGCAAAAGCAGAAATTGCTAAAGATTTAGATTATAACTTTTCGTTTTATTTCGCCAAATCAAAAAAAGCACAACAACACAGAGAATATGGCATCATCAGTGTGGAAACACTTAAAACATTAATACCAGATGTGGATTTTTCGGTTATTGAACAAAATCCCAACATGGAGAATACGATTAATATAGTTTTTACCAACAATGTAGGAGATGATAAGGTTCCTTTAACTCCTTGGATGATTTGTCATCGTATAGGACATGTTTTATATCGCAGTAGATTAAGAAATGTGGAATTCAATAAAAAATGGGATTATTTTGAAAAAGATTTAAATCGTAATTTAAGAGATTATTACAACGTAGACTTCTCTTATTTTAATGATCCAGAGAAAAGAAAAAGTTTAAGAAGGGTGCTTCATAAGCTAGGAACATTCAGATCCGCAAGAATGAACAGGATAACAAGACCATATGAATTCATATTTGAATGTTTTGCACAATATATGATGACTGGATCAATTAATTTTAATCCGGTTCCAGATAAATTTGTGGCAGAAGAAGTAGGAAATCAAATGCAATATCATTTCGATGATATACTATCAATGGCTGTAGGTAAAATATTTTTAATGTAATTATGGAAACTTTTAATAATCTAGTACAAACTATATTAGAATCCAAAAAGGATAAATTCATGGAATTCCTCGAAATCCGAAAAAAGGGTGCCGAGAAAATTCAAAAAAGTGCCGAAGCCAAGGGTGGTGCCTCGATCTTAACGGCTCAACATTTCAAGGCAAAAGAGATTCCATATAAGAAGGCATTAGAACATAGCACAGAAGAAAACAAAGAAAAGTACTATTTAAAAGAAGCCGAGAAATGTTTATCAAGGCTCAAGAGCTGGAAAACCATGACACAAAAAGAATTTCAAACGGTCATGGGAGAACTGGAAGTCTGGGGAGAAGTGTATATTAAGAGCAAAGGTAAATAATCGTTATGAATGACGAGCAGCTAATTTGGGAAAGATATAAAAAAGATATATTTAATAGATCTGAAATATTATCCGAAATGCCTGCTAGTTTGGAATTTCTTGGAGATTATCCAGAACTAACTAGTAAACTAGATCCAAAGTTCAAACCCGTAGTAAGATCCCAACCTCATATGTTAGGAACTATATCTAAATCTGTTCGTTCTGATATCAATGCATGGGGTAGTGAAAAAGCAAAAGATTTAATGCGTTCTACAGTATCCAGAGGTACAGCCAAGGGATTAGATAGAAGAAGACAAATGCAAGGAAAATCACCTTTAATATGGAGATTAGTAGACGCAAATTTAGAACAATTAAGTTATTATCATTATAATGATGTCCAGACCAAATCTCTAATACAGAAAAGTGATCTTGAAAATTTAGTTAATAATAATCCAACAGTTAGAGAAAAATTACACGATCCAAATGGAATTACTGTGATCATGACTCCTTCTGGACAAGAAGAAAGATCTGGCATGATGGCATTTTCTTCGTGGATAAGATCACATAAATGTGGACATGCCATTCTAGATAATAAAAAGAATTTTCAATTTGATCAAAATATCTCTAAAACATTACAAGAATATTATGGACTTTTCAACGAATCATTAAGAATGTGGCATAGTCTTGAAAACCGAGAACAAGATTTTCCAGTATTAACGAGTATAGTTAAAGATACAGAATTGTATCGACTAGAAAAATTCTACAGAGAACCAAAAAATTTCTATACCAAATTATTTACGTTTGGATCGGCTAGAAATGGTCAATTAGTAGTAAGCGATAAAAACGAAGAATTGGTTGCTCAGTTAATGCAGACTGGTAAAATAACTTTTAATAAAATGATGGATGAAAAAACTATACAAATTTTTATCCAAGATTTAAATGAACGCTATTCGAAAGAAGAATTTGATAATTCACCGGGATTACACGAACTTAAACAAGCTCGAAGGAATCTATTAAACATCGAGGAATATATAGCCGATCAAATAGATCAAGCCATAGAAAATTGCATAGGCGAGATACTATACGATGTGATTTAATTACGGGATATCTTTGCGTGATCTAAACTTCTTCTCCTAGATATTCTATTCTAGCTTCTGCGAATTCATTAGAATTAGTTTCAATCTCTCCTTCTTCGGGGTTGAATAGATTTTCTATTGCCCATACCCATGCCATTGGCTTATCATCATCATCGTCATCATAGTTTTCATCCATACTATCATCATATTCTCTTTTGAATAAGAAACAAGGATTTCCGTTTATTTTTGCAAAGTAATCCGTATCGGTATTTAAAGTATTAAACCAATCTCTACCATCGGTAACTTTATAAGGTTTCTTATTAGCTAGTGCGGTGTCAGGTTCTTTTGCTACCCCCATTATAGTATAAATCTGTAATGCTCTATTTAACCCATCAGGTTGTAAGTTCATGTGTTCAGCCGAAAACGATTTAACTTCTCCACGTTTTACTGCATCATCCATTTTGGTATAGATATCATCTACCCATTGCTCTACTTGTTGTCTGGTCATGGACTTTAAAGTTTCGTTATATAGTTTTATACCAGAATACTCATGATGATGTGGATTGGCATTTTCCTTAATAACTTTATTTATATATAAACTTTCTATAATTAAATTGTCTTTGTTAAACATAGGAGTATTTATTGAAAATTTTGCCTTTATGAAAAAATATTTAAAAAATACTAAAAAAATTTTTGTGGCATCCCCCCCTCCCCCCTTTTCATGTTTCTTACGCATAGTGCAAATTAAAACGCTCGGCACTTGGCACAGAACTTGTTTTATAGAAACTTTAGCTTTTTTAAAAAGTTTCTTTTTCGCTAGGTGGCATGGTCTGTGCTGCGAGGGTCGGGCAAAATAAAAAAGGCCCGCTCCCTGTGAAAGGAGCGGGCCGTATGGACGGGGGGGGGCGTTAACGGACGAAGTCTGCACTAGAGTATCCGTCGCACGGATCTCCACCGACCGATTCGGGGTCCAGCCGATACTCGACCATTTCGTTCGCGAAGACCGCCCATATGCCACCCTCGGCTTCGCGATAAATAAAATCTTCGTCGCGGCCTGTATTCGGAAACATTCAGAATATCTTTAGGAGTTTTTTATACGTTCGCGCATCTGAGATACTCGCGCTTTTATTATTCGAGTAAACTTCTCACACTAGATCCGCGCCGCTGATACTCGCGAGACTAGAAGGTGGCCTAGAATCGCCTCCTAGGTGGCAAGAACGGGAGAATAATAACGGGACGTTTATCTGGTATATTCGGGATGGCTGGATGGACGGGGTTTTTAGGCAACAAAAAACCCGCCCCCTTTTCAGAGGGCGGGCTCTTGAACCGCTCGGGATTTATTCCCATTGCGGCTTGGGTTCCTTTGAATTATCATAAGAACCTCGGGTTTCCTCAATAATTATTGAGAATTGATCCGCATCCCACGATTCACCGGAGCAAAAATCGTCCTGTAGATCCTCGCCTCGATCCTCCGCCCGATCCCATGCCGCCATTGCGCGGGATCGGAATTCAGCGTTCTCGGCTTCCTGCATTACCTCAACTTCCTTCTCAATCTTTGAGACATAAGTTTCCGCATCGTCTCGGCTGAAAAAGGGAACCGATCCGATAATGGTTGAGCGGGAATACCACCAACCCCCTTCCTCAGAACCGCCATAACAGCGTTCCACTGAATAGATGCTGACAAAGCATCGCTCGACCTTTGTGAATTCAGGATTGGACATAATGATTTTGGCAATGGAAGTGGGAGCGATCATAGGTTTTTTTAGTTTCAGCGGAAGCTTTATCGCCCCGCTACTTATTAAGTCGGCAGAATCCCGCCAATCTTTAGCAGAAAATAAAAAAAGATTTCTGAAAATAGGGCTTGTCCACCCCTAGAATTCTGCTTACTCTGTTCTCAGGAGAGTTTTGCACTTCTATTCAGGGCAAATATACACAAAATAAAAGATACCCAGCGTGCATGTCCACCACGATCATGCACGCTGGGTAATATGCCAACACACCACTAACAAACTTTTTGCTTTACTCTAAGGGAGGACTGTGCCACATCGACAATCGGCTGATCCGCAAAGTTTTTTCTGGATTCGGCGAACCTGCCGCATCGTCAGCTTCTGGTCAGGAATTCCCGTGTGGGTCGCCCTGTACCACATGTACATATAAGTATCCAGAGGATTGTACTGGTTCATCCAGCTCTTAAATTTAATTCTGATTTGAGTATTGTGAAAACTATTCTTGAGCAGGATGGTTTTCGGTTTCACTTCGCGGATTCGGATGTTGTTTCCCATACTCTTTATTTCGGTTGTTTCTTGGATTTCTTTAGCTTTTTCTTTCTTCTCTTTTCCAGCGATCCTGAGGGGATTCTAGGCCATCTTCCGCCTTATCCGCTATCGTGACACTCGGAACACGATAATCGGCCTTTAAACCCGCCCCTGAACGCTAAAAACATTATAGCACATACATGCGCCCCCAGCTCTCTCGTGGATGTGCTAGGCTTGTGGGTACACGCGCTAGGCTTGTGTGTACAAGTGAGGTTTTTCTGACGAAGTGACGAGTTTATTATATCCTCGCGTTTATTATATACACGCGATTTTACTATTGACTTGTTCGCTGGAATGTGAGTGTGATACGCCCAGCTCTCTCGTGGATGTGCTAGGCTTGTGGGTACACGCGCTAGGCTTGTATGCACAAGTGAGCTTTTTTTGACGAGGTGACGAGTTTATTATATTTTCGCGTTTATTATAACCACGCGATTTTACTATTGATTTGTTCGCTGGAACGTGAGCATGATGCGATCCATGTTATCATAATGAGTATTCTTTAAGCACAAGGAACATACCAGAGGTTTAAGAGCAGGTTTGTTCCTACCATAAACCATTTTACATATATTACATTTTGCTGTGTACTTATAAGGTGCAAACACTCTGGAATATCTTTCTCCATTGCTACCTAATTCTATTGCTTTAGCTCTCCAGACTTCATCATGTGCATGATTAGGTGTTAATGCATGAGCAATCTCATGGAATATAACATCATTAATTTCATGCTCATCTCCGTACTGGATAAGAAATGTAGATAGCTCTATAACTTTAATGTTATAATAACATCTGCCATTAATATTCCTTGACAAAGAATTTAATTGACATCTCCAACCTCTGAGCTTATAATATTTCAGAAGACTGTTAGTCTTGTTAACATAATATTCTTCTTCTTGAGTCATGGAATATAATATTAATTAAGAATTAAGGTATTCAGAGATTCCTTTATAAGTATTCTTAATTCCTAATACTTTACAGGTATTCTTAATACCTTTGCCATCTTTATTAGCTCCATTAACTTTAAGACTATAAACCATTTTATCTGCCAAGGCTTTGGGAGTAGTCCTAGAAGCTGAGAATTCATATTCAGGAGTTTCAAAAAGCCTGACATACTGAGATTCTAATTCTGTTTTGAATTTTTCTAGATTGGATATGGTGGTGGTCATAATAAGTATTCGGCTGAATGTTGGGAAACTTTAGAAAAACTTTCGGGAATTAGTAACTTCTTCCCGAAAGAGATTCTGTTTTGATTTAAACGGCTTCTTCTTCTTCGAGCATGACCCGCATCTCGATAAGGTCTATAAAATCCGCCATCATCTGATTGAGCCCCGCTGGCTCTCTGTTTATCCACCCATAATCCAGAAGCGTGTCCAGAATGTCCAGCATGCTCTCGCGATCCATACCAGATGGGAACACACCACAGAAGGGTCGCAGCATTTCATTAAAAATCTCTGGCGTTGAGACTGGACGGCTATCAAACAAAATCTGCACGGAGTGCATGCCGATCATTTCGCGGCACAGATGCAGTGCATTGAGATACCCAAAAATTGGGTCTTTTCCAGAGCAGACGAGGGTGGGATGGTGGGGATGGATGAGGAAGGGCATGGTGTGTGATTTTTGGGTGGTTTCTTTCTTCTCTACCAGTATAGCACATGCTATTTCTGGCTACTTATTATTTCGGCGGGAAACTAATTCTCTTTAGAAAAACTTTGGGAAAAGTTTTCCCGCCCCCATTTTCAGAGGGCGAGAAAACTTTAGTGAAACTTTAGGAAATCTCGACCAGCGTGTCTCGGATCTGCCAGCCCATAGAATCACACAGGGCTTCAGCGACCAAGACTCCGCTCCTGAAAATCTGAACAATATCTCCCACCGATAGCGAAACGCCACGGTAGTTTCCGCGCCTTCTAAGCTGGTTTTCGCTCAAAGCCTCGTCAGGAGCATTGAACACGCAGAAACAATCTTCTGCGATCATTTCCACGGTCACCTCTGCATCATGGCGGATGGTGTAGCGAGTGCGCTCGATACGATTAATTCCCGCCCATTTATTGGCCTGTGAAAGCCACTGGGTGTTGCGATCATAATCTTGGCCGAGGAAAACTACTGTTGAACGAATCTGGTGTTTCATGGTGTTGGTTGGGTTGCTAGGACTTCTCGTCCGTACATATTATTTCGGCTGTTTTCTGATTCTCTTTAGAAAAAGTTTCGAGAATCTTTTCTCTGAAGCTGGCACAGAACTTGAATCCAAAAAACTTTAGCGAAATCTTTTTTTATTTTGTGCTCGTAATCTCATCGCGCCGAGACTACTCTATTCACAGGAGAGTTCTTTTCTTGTTTCGGAAAACACGGGGAAATATCTGTAGAATTCTCCTGTGAATAGAGTATCCCCGAAACTTTTCCGAAACAAGCGAAAAGAAAAAAATCTTTCGGCTAAAGAAAACAGAAAACCCGCCCACACTTTTTACGGTGTGGGCGGGTTTTGTTCTTGCGTTTAGTTCAGGAGGAGATCCATTGCCCGCTGCTTCAGCACTGCGCCAGTCCCGAAGATGGCTCGGTCGAACCTTTGTTCCATTTTGAAGAACTCGTCATTTCCTTCCAGCTTGGTTTCCTTGGATAGGCGACCGTTGGAATGATGGTCAACGTACTCGGTCACGGCGTTAAACAAATCCCATTTTGTTTCTCCGTTGTTGCCTTTGCCAGTGCGGAACAGGGTGTCAATCTGGTCGCGCCGATCCAAGGTGCGCTTGGCAACCTTGCCAGTATCAGCATCTTTCTCGGCGGGAATAAGGGCGTTAATGAACCCCTCGACGTAGGAAGAGGAAACCTGATCGGCGGCAAGCTGATTCATTGCTTCCTGAAATTCGTCGTAGTAAGCCAGAGCAAGACCCAAGGCTTTCTGGGCATCCAGCTTGCGCCGCTCGAACCCTGAGCGATGATAAATCTTGATCATGTTTTCTGATCCAGACTTGAGGTTCGCATTACAGGTATTCCAGCAAACCGTGCGGATGCCAGCGACCATGATGACCAATGCGCCTGTGCCATCATTGGCATTTGTCACCATGACATTCTTGGTTGTGGTGTCGTCAGGATTATTATTGACGAACAATTTTCCTTCCAATTCAAGATTCGCAAAAATCCTGCGACCTCCGAAGAGCGAGCCAGCGGAATTCCAGACGGCCTGACCAGAACCCACAATCGAATCCGCAAACTCCATCAATTCGTCAACCTGAATACAGCGGAATTTACTGCCCATTACAGACATCACCTCGCCTGTATCCGAGCGGCGGATGACCTTTTTGCCTTCGATCTTCTGCAAACGTCCGTCAGGCAACTGATGGAAGCAGGGAACTTCCTCGTAAATGAAGTTCAATTTTGAGATCCGCTTGGCTTCCTGCCAAGTGACATTCTGAGGTACAGGCTCGGTGAGCCCATGCCATGCCTGATGTTTCGCGCAAAAGAATTCTGCTTCGCCGTTCTGATTGATGGTGATTTGGTGTGCCATATGTTTTGGTTTTTTTGGGTTGGATTTAACTGACTGTTATACTAATCGGAAAAACTTTGGAAAACTTTAGTTCAATTTGAAAAGATTTTTGATCTGCACCAAGATTTCAGACTCCGAGGGAGCCATTTCGTCCGCTGAGATAAAGGCATCCCACTCTCCGGTAGCGAACCACTTCGCAAAATCACGCTTCTGCAAGGCTTCAAAAATCTGCTGAGTGATGAGATCCTTGCCTCGTGTAATGGCCTGAGCCTTGTCTTCACCGCTGGAAAACATGAAATTAGAATTTACTGCGTTGTTTAGGAATTCGTGGACGTTGTTCATAAGATGAGGATGGTTGACTGTACTATTCTAATCGGAATAACTCAAGGAAACTTTAACTATTTCTTTTATCTTTCTTTCACCTCGCTTTCGCCCCCTCTTTTGGGGAAGGGGCGACTTGCGAAGAAACTTTAGGAGTTTTTCTTCTTGGGAGCGGATTTCTTTTTCGCCTTGGCCTTGGGAGCAGGAGCAGGGATTTCTACAACCTCTGCCACAATCTCCGGTTCAGGCTCAGGAGAGGGCTCAGGAGCAGGCTCGGAAACCTTTTCAACCTGTACGATTTCAAAGTTCTCCTGCACAAAGCCTCCGAAGTTTTCGGCGAACTGGGCTTCCAGTTCTTCTTGCTGATCCGCCCAGAGTTCCCGCTTGGCTTCCCATGCCGCAAAATGTTCGTCTAGTTCTAGGAACTTCGCGGCGAGGATCGGGTGAATTTCTGGAGTTTCAAGGAGTGTCGTCATGGTGTTTTTGATTTGTGGTTTTAACTGCGTACTATCTTTTTCGGCTGTTTTCTCGTTTCGCTTTAGAAAAACTTTCGAGAATCTTTCCCGAGGAAACTTTAGCAAAAAGATTTTTTTTGTTTTTGCTCGACGCCACCCGAATTCGGGATTACTCTGTTCTCAGGAGAGTACTGCGCCTTTTTGAACCAAAACCAAAATCATTCCAGAACTCTCCCCTGTACAGAGTATCCCCAGCACCCAGAGAAAACAAGAACTTTTTAATCGCTAAAACAAACTTTTTTTAATTAATAAAACCCCGAGGAACTTATTAATAAAAGATTTTTAACAATTACCTTGACCACGGAATATACATAACTAACTTAAACCTTTTTAACAAATTCCCGACGGGTAATAATGATTTAACAAATTAAGATTAAACCATAATAAACTCCCAATCGGGAATAAACAAAAAAAATAAATTAATTATTTAACAAATTCTGTTTAACAAAAGTTGTTTTCCCAAATAACAATACCTTCTTTAAACAAAACAGAATCTATAATGTTATTCATATCTTTTAAGAACTCCACCTCTAATAGGTGTTTAATACTAAAATGTATATCTCCGTTCTTATCATGATACCTTAATTTAATAGTATTATCAGAACCATTAATACTCACATCCACATCAGAACTAATAAAGTTCCCTTCGCTCATAAAGACGCCAGAGTTTGTCATGTTACTAATCATAGGAATAATAGTTTGCATTTAGAGTATTGTATCACAAAGAGAGGAGCATGTACACACATAATTACACGCTACGTTTGTGGGTACACGCGCTAGGCTTGTACGAGCGAACGAGGTTTTTCTGACAAAGTGACGAGTTTATTATAAATTCGAGTTTATTATATAGACGCGATTTTATCATTTAAGTTAAGTCGATAGTGTGAGCATGGTGTGGAAGGGAGATTAATTATTCTAATCCTCGTCCAATATATTAATCAAACCTTTCGGAGTTTTTAATTTCTCGCATATATCCATCCATTCTTCTACCGAAGTAGAATATCTTCCCATATTAGCCAAAAGAGAACACAAAACAATATTATCTTTAGTGTATCCTCTTTTAACATCCAAACGATCTAATGAAGGTTTTAAAGAATGTCTCGGCGCATTATCTGGATTCATTGGTATATTCAACCAATAACACAGTCCTTTTTGTTCTATAAAGAGTTGTTTGATATAATTTCTGTCAAAATCCATTTCCTCGGTATAAACTCCAATTTTTAATTTGTTTCTGTGTCTAGTTGCACATTTTGAGTATACCGATGTCCACCAGTTATTGAGTTTACTGCGATTGATGGATTCTCTTCCTTTCGGAGTATTGCGATACTTCCTATTATAATCCGAAAGATACTTGGGTTCATCCTTTTTTAAATGCTTTTTTCTTCTCCTATATTTCTTAGGTTTTTCATTATCATTAGACATATACCACATATCATAAATCAATAAATGATATATTCAATATGCGATACGCTGTAATTAATAAATTTTTTTACTCTGTTGGCATGGAAATTGTTAAAAATTTTTATTGACTTTTTGGTAAAAAAGTTTTTGTGTGGGCATTACTTTATAAATCACAACATAAAAATTCCTCACTATTTCCAGTTATCTCCCAGTATCTCCAGTAATCTTTTGTTATTCCCAAGTACTTTCATGTATATCTCAGTACTTCCAGTAATTCCCCAGTAATCCCCTCCATCTCTCTGTATCTCTAGTAATCTTTCTGTATTTCTAGTAATTCCTCAGCACACACCAGTACTCCTAGTTATTCACAAGTTATTCACATTTAAACAAATTTAGTAAGTTTTTAAAACCTCTATTAACCAAAATATATTTTAGGTAAAAAATATCACGTTTTACTCAGTAAAACTCACACAAGGAATTTCTAGAAAAAGATTCTTATAATAGACTTTTATGATAAATATGTCTATCTATTAGACGCGAAAAAGCTTTATTTTTGCGTTAAAAGTGGGGCGAAGTGGGGCGAAGTGGGTCAAAGTGGGGCGGATTCCCACGAAAATCTAGTATTTTTTATAGATAATTAGGCACCTAACTATTAAGAACCTAACAAAATTATTTCTTATTATAATCGGATATTATCTTATTGATAACTAAATTCCATATTTTCTCGAAACCTCTTGTGGCTTCATAATGTCGTAGTTCTTCTACATTACCTTTCTCATCACTTATAATCTCTGCTATCATTTGTAATAACTGATATTTGTGGTCGGTATGAATCTTTTCTCTTTCAATCAGGTATTCTATATCATATCTGTCTTTTATGTAATCATCTATTCCGAATAGTTTGATTGCTGGAACATAATCAAATCCTAATTCT